GAGGTTGCAGCAAGTTCAGAATTAGCTCGGCTTTGCTTGTCTAAATCCTCTTTTCTATAAACTTTATTAGCTTTTATCATTTTTCTGCAAAACTCTCTACTGTTATCGCCTGCTTGTGGCGGAAAATACTTATACCTAATTTTAAATAATGAAGTATCTTGCTCACTTTTTCTTTGTGGAGATGATTTTACAACGCTTGCAAAGTTAAAATGACTAATAATATTATCTTCATCGCTTGTTGCTAATTGACTGTCTATAAGTTCAAACCCTTCAATTTCTTCTTCTTCTCCGCAACTTATTATGTCATTGGCTATATTATTTAATTCATCGTCTGAAACATCGTGAAAACACGTTTTATTACTTGCAGCCATTAACATAAGTTCTGTATTATCTTCTTCTTCTTTAATACCAGTTTGCTCTTCAATAGCTTCTTCACCTTCTACATTCTCTAAATCCATAAACTCAAGTGGTTCAATAGTTTTAAAGTAAAGATTTAAACTAATATCATTAACTGCTAATATCGCATCTAAGCAATCAATTAAAAGGTTTTGGTATGGTTGTATAACTACGTTGTTAAAAAGGCGTGAGGCGTTTTCTATTTCATCAGCATTAGAAGAAAAACCATTAGCAGAAGATAAACCTAATAATAATGGTGAAGTTACTCTATGTGTTAACATAATCTTTCTACTACATTCTTCACTTAAATAAGTATAGTGTTGTGGAGCATCTACTAAAGGTATATCCTCAACAGTTGTTTTACTTTCTGCGTTATTATTAAATGCGACAATTACTTTCTCACCATAGCTACCTGTGAGCTTATTCATTACATCATTCTTAATAGCAAGTTGCTTCTCCCTATCTGGTACGCCATTATTAAAGTTCACAACCTTTGTACCACTAAAACCATTTTGAGTATCATTAATTAAATAACAAGCAATTTCGTTTTCAAGCGTTGCATAAGCAGTATTATAATCTGCTGGTGAATAGTAGTAAAAACCAGTAACATATCTTTTTATAATATATATCTCATTTTGTGCGCCACTACCAAAAACAGGAAACTTTTTTAATTTTGTATTTCTATTAACCTTACCCCAATCAGCAGAATAATAATAGTTTTTTATTTCACCTTTATCATTCATTTTTTCAGCTCTTAACGTTTCTCTTGGAAAGTGTGTTATTGCTGATATTTTATTACCATTGTAAGTAATTTGAAAACTTGCTTCACCTAATAATTTTAAATCTTGGCAAACATTTCTTAAATCGTGAGGTTTTATTAATGTTTTCATTTGTGCATACTGTTCTGGTTTTTTATTAGAATCAGTAGCATCTAAACCTTTGCCGTATATTTGATTAACAATACCATTTATTACAGCATTATTAGTTGTGCTATCCATATAAGCATCAATCAAACTTTGGTAATAATCGTTATCATCACCTATTGATACATAATTTTTATTACGTTCTTCTGTAATTGTTGGCCTTTCATATTGGCCTAATTGTATTAAGTGTAAGTTATCCATAATATACAAAGTTGTTATCTCCTGTACTTTGTTCTATATAAACGCCATTACTGATTGAGTAATCTGAAAGCGTTTGGTCTGAACAGTACATTTTATCTTTAAAAATTATTGCGTTGTCTGTTGTATTGGTGATTGTAATAGTATAGTAATTGTTTTCAACTAATGCTTGAGTAGTTGAGTATTGGTAATAGTAATCCAGTTCAGAAAATGTTGCATCATTATCTGTTGCTATAACTTTATTTTGAGCTTCTGATTTTATCACTAATTTATAAGTTTTACTACCAGTAATTGTTTCTCTTGGTATAAAGTTAATAATTCGTGTGCCACTTGTAGTTAATATTTGCATATTTTTAAATAAAAAAGGGGTGGCTAATCACTTCCACCCCTCAATCAAACTATATATTATGAATCACACAATTATATTAATCGCGTCTTTTTTAACTATTTGTACCCACTGTAACGGTCACCGTAGCTGAGCTCATTCCTGCAAGAGGGTCAGCAGAAGTACCACTACCAATAAAGTTAGCTGGTTGTAGTTCTTGTCCTGTTAATGTTAATGAGTAACCGCTTAAGTCACCAAATGCAGTTCCCGTAGCTATACTTCCACCTGTAACTTCCATTCCGTGTTCTAAACCACATAAAAAGAAATTCCCATTTCTATCTTCTACGCAAACGTGAGGTCTTCCGTAAGCCATAAGCTTCAGTTCCTTATTATCTTCTTTAGATAATTTAGGTAGTGTTAAAGTTAATGTTTGTTCAAAGAATGTTGTTCCATTCTCTCTACTTGAGGTAATAGCAGTTTCTAAACTATTAGTACCTTTTAAATCGTATTGTAGTAGACCTATAGTACCTGTCATATCAGTAATTTGGTCATCAGTTTTAGTTACAGTTCCAAGCTCTCCAAAATCACAGAGCCAAACTCTAACAATACCACCAATTACATCTTTACACGGTACTTTTCTACCAGCTGTTAAATCGCAAGCCATTTGTTATTATTTTAAATAAAGGGGGAATCACACCCCCTTGTTATTAATTAATTCTTAGGCGTAAATTACAACATCAGAAGTAATACCCATTTGAACACCAGCTGTAAATCTCATTACTAATCTCACGTTCTGCGAACCGTCAAGGTCTCCCATATCAAGTAATTTAACTTCGTTGTGGTCGCTTAATAAACCAGTTCCAAAGAACATATTTGATTTTTGTGCAGCCATCATTGAATCATCTGGTAAACCAGCACCAATAACAACTTTCACACCATCATAAGAAAGTGCGCCATTGTTCCACCATTGAGTACCCTGTGCATTAACACCAGCTGCTCCTAAGCCATTAGCTCCGAATCCGCCTAAAGCTCTAACATATAATTTAGCCGCTTTTCTTGATACATAAATGTATAAATCTTCTTTTCCGTAAACTCCGCTTGGAATAGCATCTACCACTTTACCTATTTCATCAACGATATTAGATGCAGTTAAAGGTGAGCCAGATACTGCAACGCATCCTGAACCACCAGCAGTTGCTAAATAGTAGAATCCATCAAATTCGCCAGCATTTCCTGTTTGTCCTGCCCAGATATTGTTTTCAGTTTTTTCAGCTACTAATCCTGCAGCGTGTCCTATAATAAAATCTGAAAAATTTGGTGGTAAATTATCAAATGCAGAATATCCCATTTGTACCGCTTCCCAATCACTTCTAAAATCTTGCTTGCAAAATTCAAGATTTACTTGAAATTCTTCTGGTTGTAATATTCTTTCAGTTAAAGTTACTGTTCCAGTATCAGCAAAATCACAAGTTGCATCTTTAATTACATTTGCATCAGTTGCTACTTTCTTTAAAACCTCTTTGTATTTTACATTTGGTTTTACGGTAATTAAACCGTTTTCAATTGTTGAACCACTAAGTAATGCTGCGGAAATATAACGCCCCGCAAACTCACCACTATAGGTGCTTGTTATCGATGTTGTTGTTGCCATTTTTTATTTTATATTAATTATTGTTAAAAATTTTACTATAAACCCTATCCATAGTTGTTGTTGTTCTACTTCCGCCAATTTTAAAATTCACTTTATTATCAACTTCAGCTTCAGGGTTATGTTTTACAGGTTCAGGAGCAACAGCAGAAAGTTCTTCTTTTTCTTCCGCTATTACTTCTTCCTTCATTTCTTCTTTGTTACCAAGTTTTTCGTCAATCATTGCTTTGATTTCTTCAACAGCAGATGTGAACTCTTCTTTGGTTACATAGTTCATTTCTTCTTTTTCTTCTTCCTCTAATTCAGTTTCTTTAACTTCTTCAGATTCTTCAGATAATTCTTCTTCTTCAACCGCTTCTTCAGCAGCTTCTTTAATACTGTCGATTAAACCTTCTTCAGTTACAACTAAAATTTTGCCTTCTTCTAATTCATATTCACCAATTGGTAAAGCAATTTGCTCATCATCAGTTTTAATAAATACAGATTTACCAGCTTCAAAAGATTCTGCAACTAATACAGTTCCGTTTTCTAATGTAATTTCAGCCATTTCTATTTTTTCTTCAGAAAGTTCAACTTTTTCACCAACAATATTTTTTATTTTGTTTAGTATTTCGTTTGCTTTCATAATTTGAGTATATATCTATAAACGTTTGAAAACGTTAACTGTTATATTTTTTTTCAACTTTATTTTATATTTTACCTATTCCTTGTGCTTGTAAACTACCATCACAACATTTATTGCTATACTTTTTACCATCTGGACACAAACAACCACGCTTTGTGTTTTTAGGTGATGTATTACTTGATGTTTTAAATTTTTTACTTTTCATAATTATTTATTTATATGTTTTTCACAAGGCATATACCATTCTTTACCCTCGTATTCGTGAACATGAAAACCTTCACAACCTATATTTTTAGCCATCTCCTCAGCTTTCTCTTGAGTGTTATAAGCTAACCTATCATCAATTATTGCAAAAGTTCCATCAACTACCATAGAAGCTAAATTTATCTCACCAAGTTCTTTTAACTTACTTTCACTCCATCTTAAACCAGCTTTACCACCCCACAATA